TTTCACTCCTTAACATACTTGGCATACTCTTCAAGAGGAACGCCCAGTTTTTTTGCTATAGCAACCTGACTCGGCGAAAGCCGGACAGTACGGCGCGCACTATTTATTCCCGAACTACGGGAGGCAGGGGCAACAGCAGGCGCGGAACGCTGTTGTCTGGATTGGTCTCTAAACTTGTCTGGAAAAGTATTCTTAACACGTTTATCGAGTTCAGTATAGTACTCATCTGAATTAGGGTCAACACCTTCTTGTTCAACAAGTGTTTGGTGTATGCCCCACGCAGCATAAGTCATCACGCGGTCTTGTCCAAACCACGAGTTTTGTTCTGCCCACTCCTCTGCACGAGGGCTAGGAGCAGGACGCTGAGGTTGTTGCTGCACAGGCGCTTGTTGAACAGGAGGAGCGTTGCGATGTCTCTCAACTTCCTCTTGTTGCGTGTGTAGCCAAGAAGCTACCTGACGCTGCTCGCCACTCAATGCAGACAAGCGCTCTTGCGCTTCCAACTCAGTGTTGATGTCGTTCTCTTCACGCGCTTTGGCGATGATTTGACGCAACTGAGTTTGCTGTGTCTCCAGACGTGTCTTAGCTTCGTTCAAACGGCTGTAGTCCGTCTGTACAAGCTTCTGTTGAAGAGATTGGGTCTGGTTCTGCAGGCCCTTAGCGTATTCAAGGGCTGCTTGCTCACGGCGCTCGGCCTCGCGCATGCGCGCAGTAAGCTTGGAGATACGCTTTTGCACGCCTTCGCTAATCTCATCCAACTCATTCTTAGGAGCGGACTCTTGTTCAGGCTTTTGGAAAATATTAGCTTCTGGTTCAGGTGCCGCAGGACTTTCGTCGCCCTCAGGACGGTCAAAGCTCACATCTGTGGCTTTTTCACCTTCTCCAAGGTCAAACTCAAGTTGCGAGTCATTCAGTACTTGTGTCATATGCTTCCTTACATGTGCAGAATGTCATCTGGATCGCTGATGCGAGCCAAGATTTCGTCGTCATTGAGAATACGGATTTCTCCGCCATCAATGCCCATACGTGCGCCTGCGTAGCGACCAAAAATGATCCAATCGCCTTCTTTACACCAAGGACCGTCCGGAAACTTGTCGGTGTCTTTGTAAGCAAGTGGGCCAACGGCCAAAACGTATGCGCAAGTGGTAGTGAGTTGCTGTCGTTCCAAGGTTTCTTCGGCTAATTCAATGCCGCCCTTGGTTTTCTTAGCGCCTCTGTAGGGCAACACCACAACACGCCAGCCAGTAGGCTGCGGCAGGTGATCCTTGATGTTTTCGATGCGCTGCTCTTCTTCTGCCTCTTCTACAGCGGCAGCCTCAGCAGCAGAAGCTTCAGCGGCGGCTTTTTCAACCGCTTCCTCAGCCCATCGCTTCTCTAATGCAGTCATTTCCATCTGTTGGTCCTTTATTGATCAGAGTTCTTGTTCAAGGCATCCTGTATGGCTTCCTGAACAAACGTATAACCCTCTAACCGGCCCATCAAATGTTTGTACTGCTCCATCGATTTGACATTGCCGCTGCTAACGAAGTCTTTAGTCTCGTTCTCAAGCCTGCGAATGGCAAATATGACTTTCTCTGCAAATTCAAGCATGGATAACTCCAATGAAGCAGACAGATAGACCCCTGTCCGAAGGTTACGTGTGCATTATGCACACTATTACGCTATTTTTACCTTCTTAAATGCATCTTTTCGGTAAACATACGTCACATGTGGCTCATTTTGTGGCGTTTTTACACGTTTTGGCGCTCCGGACATCTCCTTGGGCGCTTTTTTAGGACTTTTTGTTGCTTTGGCTTGCATTTTTTACCCCTTGTTGAGCATTTTTGATCGCATCTTGTGAACTTTTTTGTGCAGCAGCCTGTTGTTGCAGTGCAATACGCGCTGAATCAAACTGAACATCGTTCTGTTCCTTCATTTGATCAAGGCTAATGCGCTGTTGGTCCATCTGAATCTTCGCTTGGTCGCGCTGACCGTTCTGCGCGATCTCTTTTTCCTTCAATTTGATCAAAGGATCGTCCTGTGGGGGTCCTTGCAACTCTTGCTGCAACTTCTTGACCTCTTGGAAGCCCTGCGCAACCTTAATTGCAACCATTGCCTCGCGCTGCAAGGACGAAACTAGACTGTCGGGGTCCGTGCCGTACTGCATGAACAACTCAGCTTCCACTTCCTCTTCCGCCTTCAAACGGATGTGCTCAAACACGTGCTTTTGCAGCGTGACAGCAACGTTTGGCATGCCTTGCAGCATTGGGCTTAGACCAAACATCAAATGCGTCATGATGTGCGCATCGTGCTGCTGGCCAGCAAAGGCTTTCAGTGGTGAGCCGTCCAAAGACTGCGCATTCTCGCTTGCAGGATCCTTTGGCTTGTCCACTTGTTGGCTATTCAGGATCGTATCGATATCCCGCACACCAATGGCTTCATACATGCGGCGATATGCCTCATACATGTTGTGCATCTGCGGTGCGCTCTGCGCCAATTGCAGTTGTGTCTGCGCCATCGTGATACGCTGGGCAACAGAGAAGATGTTGGGGTCAGAAACAGGCAGAACATCGATGCGGTCATCAAAGTCTTTTGCCTTGATCCTGCGGCTCTCGCCGGGAACATCGTATGGGTACTCAGCAGGCAAGTATTCTGCAAAACCTTTGGCCAATAATTGGAATTCCATGCGCTGGCTGTAGTGCAAACGCTTGTGAATAGCAGACATCACCTTTACGCCCTGCTCCATCATGGCAAGTGTAGTACCAACTGGTGCTTCACTATTCATATCAGAGACATTCATATCAGCGACTGACGCAAGACGGCGAGAGTCATCAATGATACGACCAAGCAAAAGGAACAGGGTCTGAGATGGCTCTTTTACGGGTATCGTTATGATAGCCTTGTTCAGATCGTCCCCGTAACCTTCCACATCACGGAATTCGCCGAACGACAACGGTGTATCACCACCATCGATACGAACTCCACGAGCCTTAAATCCTGCTGGAAGGTTGGCAAATTGACCAGCATCGACCAAAGAACGCAAAATAGCAGTTGAGGTCTTCTGCAAATTGCCCAGAATGTGTGGCAAACCCATGCCATAGAAACCAAGTCCCGGAAGGAACTTGTAATGAGTAAACCACATTAGTTTCTGCTTTTTAGGGTCATTTTCTTCATAATTACGACGAATTGACAGCACTTCTTCGGTAGATTCGTCAATTGTAACTACGTATGGAAGCTTAATTCCGGTAGGTTCACCTAAAGAATCAAGGTCTTCAAAGCCTTCAATGTCAAGATCTACGTGAAATTCAAGGAGTTTACGTGTTCCCTTGGATTCAAACCTCTTAATACCAATAATTTCTTCTTTTGCTTCGCGTACTTCGTTGTCTTTTTCGTTCTTTGGCTCACCAAGATCAATATCTACATAGAAACCGCTGACTTGATGCCTACGGACTTCATTTTCATCCATCCGAATGATGTGACAGAACCTTGGGGAAGTTTTAAGATCCGTTGTATGGTAAGAAATTACAAAATCTTCTGCAGGAACATACTTAGAGACTGGACGTTCAAAGTGATAATCGTAATAAGTCTTTTTAAACGTGCTACCAGAGAGTGGTAGATGGAACAACATCGTGTCAAGTTCATCGAAATACTCTTCCATTTCTTCTGTTAGTTGATAGTTCATGTAATCACGAACACGATCAGCCTGAGACAAGGTTTCAGGTGACGCAGTACCCATAAGTTTTGATTTTACTGGTCCACCAGCGGGGAATAGTTCAGAAATTGCACGTGCTTGGAACTGCAAAGCTGCCTCAAGCATCATTGGGTGATGTGCGGCACACGCTCCCGGAAATGGATAGTCTACATCTTCAAGCTTAAGACCGAGGATCTCAATACCCTCTTTATATGTAGCTTCCCAATCCTTGCGGGATTCTATGTCGTTCTTAAATCCATCGATAAGGTCTGATGCGATTTGTTCAACATCCTCAGACTCCATGTATTCAATAAGATTTTCACTAAACTCAGGCTCTTCAGAGTCTTCTGGGCCAACGTTAATAATTACAGAACCATCTGGCTCCATAATGATTTCAGTCTCTTGATTCTCATCAATATCATTAAGCACTACGGCTGTATCTACCATTTGAAAGATTTTTCCATAAACACCGTATGTTTAAACACGGCACAATAAGTATTCTATAACATGTAACTTACAAAACGTCAACGAAATGCTACCAGTAAGCTTTCCTAGTAGGCACTTCATAGTCTGCTTCTTCCGGGTCTTCTGGGTGTTGTAAGAACCACCCAGACTTAAGCCTGATCATGGCTTGTGTAAATGCATCTACATCGTCGTCATTACGACCGTTAGGAAATGATGTAAGTTGGTTAATAAAATCTTCAGCCCAAGCTTTTTTTGGAATCCAAACTCTACCAGACTCGACAAGTGGTGCGACGCTATGTGCTCGTGAAACTTTATCCCTGTCTGGAGAATACTCGTTAATGGGAATGCCAGCACGACGAAGATCCTGTATGAGAGATTGACCTGAAGCTTTCTTCTCAATGATTACATTATCAGGTTTCCAGTCCTTATACAACTGTTGAGCTTCCGAACGTAGCTGCGGGAACTCCATTCGTCTGTTTAAACGATGCAGAAGTATTGCGTGTGGTCCGTCGTCCTTAAGAAAGATGCCCCAAGTTTGTATTGACGTTGGATCTGCTGATGTCTTTATAGAGAAAGCAGTGTCGTATGATTGGATTACATATTCACAGTCTGGCGGTTGAGACTTGTCCCACCACTGCCACCATTCGCGCTTGAAGATATTTCCATCTTCCGCTGTAGGACTCTGCTGAAATAGCGCAGACCACTCTCTGCTTCCAACTGTGTTTTTAATTTCAAGCAGACGCTCAACAGGATAAGACTCTTTCCAAAGAGCTTCGCCTTCTTCTCGACCAAGGACATCATCTTCCTCTGCGATGGCTGGTAAGTTGACGACATCCCATTGTTCATGAGGTGAATTAGCAATAACCCAACCAATTAGATCTTCCTCGTGCCATCTTGTGCCAATAATAATAATTGCACCACCGGGCATAAGACGAGTATACGCTACTGACTTATACCAATCAATAACCTGTCTACGAATGGCAGATGAGTCTGCGTCTTCACGACCTTTAATAATGTCATCAATAACCAGAAGGTGAGCACCACGACCAGTGATTGGGCCACCAGCACCAACGGCGAAGTATGTGCCACCGTCGTTGAGCATGAAACGTCTAGCGGATTGAGAGTCACCGCTTAGAAATGTTCCGGGGAATATCTTCTGGTATAACTCTTCATCGCGGATCTGGTTACGTACTTTACGTCCAAAGTCATCCGCTAGTTCTTGCGCGTATGTCGCGAAGATTACGTACTTGCTAGGATTCCTACCCATGTACCAAGCTGGGAAGTTCTCTGAAGTAAGAGCAGACTTTCCATGCCTTGGTGGCAATGAAATTGCTAGTCGTTTGATTTCACCACGCTCTACAGCTTCAAGCTTTTCAGCCAATAGCTTAATGTGTGGTGGATCTTTATATCCGTCGTATTGTAACTTGCAATATTCTACAAGACTTGACCGGGCTGCTTCGACCTGCTCTTTACGCTGCAGAATCTCAATAGCCCGGTGTAGTTCTTGTAGACTATTGATATTAAATTGATTCAATTACACGAGTCCGAATTGTGTTAGCAGCATCAGTCATAGACGCTGCAACACTCATAAGATATTCCTTATCCGCGTCTGGAATCTTACCATCGTTTTCAAGCGAAGACATTTCAAACATGTCTTCAATGATATCATCCCACGAGAAGAATTCAGCAGTGCTGCCATCATCAGGGAAAACCATGACCAATGAAATACCTTCATCGTCGAGTTCTGGGAAGATATCGATATTAATACTTGTTTCAGCGTTCATCACCGTCTCCTTTAAGTTTACCTCGTGACTGTCGATCTGCCAACTTTGCAAGATTTCCGAACGCAACTTCATTGAGGCTGAGTCCAACATCTTTACTAAGGGCAGAAACATACCAAAGAACATCACCTAACTCCTTGCATAATGAGTTCTTAAACTCAGGTGTAATTACTCCATCGTTGTCACGATAAAGTTTCT